CTAACTTTGGAGGAAATCACTGAATTTTTCGGTGGTTTCTTTTTTTATACTCTCATCTAAGTGGGTATATGTGTTCAAAATTAATGATGCATCGGAATCTCCTAATTGTAATTGGATTGCCTTAACACTGATGCCTGTTTGAGATAAGAGTGTAGCGACCGTATGCCTTAGACCATGCGGTGTGATTCGCTTCAAACCATATTGTTGAATAATGTCGTTTAACCAGTGATTGGGTGTCATAAGCGAAAGAAACCGATTCTGTTGATTAGAGAATAACAACTGGCTTGGGTCGATAGTGATATTAAAACCAAGCTGTAGCAATCGTTTACGTTGTTGTTTTTTCCAATCTTTCAGTAAATCTACAGTGGCATCATTCAAATAAATAATGCGGTTGGAGTTAGCAGTTTTGGCTTTGCCAACCTTTTGACTATTATCAATTCCCCTGGTAATAGTCTTATTTATTCTAATGGACTTTTCTTTGAGGTTCACATCATGCCACTGTAAACAAAGAATTTCACCCTTTCTAGCAGCGGTAAATGCAGACAACTTGAAATATGTTCTTAGCATTGGTTGATCGGTGTAGTCACTATCCAAAATTTGCAAGAATTGTTGTAACTGTTCTTTATTCCAGAAATTATCGCTCTGTTTGGGGTGAGTGCGTGGGTATATCACCAATGCCATTGGGTTCTTTTCAATGAAGCCTAAACGCATCGCATGTTTGAACACCGCATTGATGTAAACGCCTGGCTTGCGAACTACCTTTAGTTTGGTAGCAAGATCATCGATATAGTGCTGGCAGAAACGGACATCAAACTTTGCGATTGGTTTATCGCCTAGATCATTTAGAACATGATTCCTAAAGATGCCAGTAACCCGATTTAATGTTGATTCCACAACAGTAGTGGCGTAGCTCTTAATCCACATATCATAAACTTCGCCGAAAGTAATGTTGCTATTTGACCAGGAAGATGAATGTTCGAAGTCGTACTTCAATCGATCGAGTTCAATCTTGGCTTGTCTACGACTGGTGAAACCAGAGCGAGAAACGTTTTTCTTCTTACCAGTAATGCTATTGATACCTAAATATGCTTTGAAACGATAATACGTGTTACCTTGCTTTTTATACGATTTAATCATAGTCATGTTGTGCCTCCATTCTGCTGGCGGGGCAGGATTTGGAAGTATGTATGTGACTAATTATTTTGGAAAAGTTATTTTTATATCCGGATCCACAGTCTCTTTAATATTAAGATGGTCTGTTGCAGCCTTTAGAATCACTGAACTAAATTGCTGTTTGACATCAGTGAGGAAACTTACTGACAGTTTATTGACATATTGTTTTAATACTGCTTCTTCTTTGCTTTCACGAGGCTTCATTTCAACTGAAACTAAAGGATTACCCGTATGCCCAGCAAAGGGAGCAAATAAACAATTACCAGCAAAAGAGATAGTGTTTTTCTTTCCGTTTCTATCTTTGATATTGATAAATCCGCTTAATTCGTACTCACTATAAGAATTGTCTGTCTGTGGGAACTCCTTATCAATCCCGGCTGAATATGAGAAATCAAAAGGAACATACTTCCAAATCTGATGGTGAAAGTTTCAGATAATTACACAGCGTGTTGATCGTTTCCATTTGTATCATTTTGTTACTGTTTTGCGACAATGCCGTGAGAGTGGTGCGGGAAATCCCCGTATCGTTTGATACCTTTGTAATTCTTAGCTGTCTTTCAACAAGAATTAGTGACAAAGTATTTCTTAGCATCATATCACTTCCTTATGAATGCAATTGTACAATTAATTGAACAAAAATGCAAACAATCGCTTGCTTTTGCAAAACGATTGTTGTACGATAGTGTCATTAAATGTTCAACTAGCTGGACAAAAATAAGTGGAGATGGTCAAATGATGAACAAGTCAGCAATTTTACTTTCGTATAAGCAGGCTATGGAGTATTTAGGAATTGGTAGTTATCACACACTTTACAAATTAATTGATAACAACCTGCCTGTAGTCAAAATAGGATCAACAAAAAAGATTGACCGCAACGATATTGATCGTTTCTTAAACGACCACAAAGTTAGTGAGGTGAAATCGTAATGGAAGTAAAGGTATCAATGCCAGAGGAATTTAGCAGCGAGTTATCACAAAAAATCTATGCGGCTGCTGAATCGGCATTCAAGGAGATTAAACGTAAGGCAGATTATCCTGACTATCTAACGGTAAATCAGGCATGCAGTTACATGAATGTAAGCCGCACAACACTAAACACTAAGTTAATTCCTGCCGGATTAAAGATGATTACCATCGATGGTTCAATCATGCGATTCAGTAAGAAAACAATTGACAGTTTTTTGGAAAAACATAACAACTAATTAAGTCTGGCGGGGCAGTAATTTATTAAAGGTGGTGATAAGCATGATGTTTGAAATTGGAGCGTGGATTTTGTTTTTAGTTAAATTCCTAACGGCATTTGGTTTAGGAATTCTGGCAAAAAGTATTTTTGATAATCCACACGACTGGTTTGATTAAGGAGCAATGAAACATGGGGAATTGTATAAAAAATAGACCGCAAAACTTTGGACGGTTTCGGTCTATCGAGTGTTAAACAATATACAATTCTCCTTTATTATAGCCGATTTGAACGGATTTTTAAAGGAGATTGAATGATGAAAAACTTAAAAGTAGCATGTGAACTTACAGAAGTGTCCGAATCATTGAAAACATTGATTGATTATATCGATGTCATCCATTATTGCTATTTAAAGGGTGATCGACTTTCGAGCCAATTGTTTTTTGAATCTAACCGGTTTAGTGATTGGCTTGAAAATGTACAAACTGCCCAGAAAAAGATTCAACACATTTCAGATGAAGTATGCCCGGATGACGATACAGAATCGGGTGATGACGAATGAAAAAGTTTACTTGCCTGGATAAAGGAATTGAACTGGCTGTCAAAGGATATCAAGTATTCCCCCTGGCCAACAATGCCAAGCAACCACCTAAGAACCATCATGGGTATCTTGAAGCAACCTGTGACCAGGAAACAATTTTTAGTTGGTATCAAGCGAACCCATTCCGAAATTTGGGATTACGTTTGGACACTAGTAATTTGTTAGTGGTCGACATTGACTTACATTCTGAAAGTAATAACGGTCGACAAAGTTTGCTTACCTTGAAAAAGCACGGAATGTTTTTGCCAAATGATACTTACATTGAACGTTCACCAAACGGTGGTCTTCATTACTTCTTTAGTTTCACTGGTGAAAAAGTTCATAAGGCTAACGTATGGCCAGGCATTGATTTGCTAACAGATTTTACGGTAATTGCCCCTAGTGAAGTTGATGGAAAGCCTTATCAACCAGTTGGTAATCGTAACCTAGCCAATATAAAACCGGCTCCTGGTTGGATAATTGATAAATTAAAAGCTACCAGTGAGGTTAAAGCTGTTAGTTCAGTCAGAATAAAAAAATACACTGGAAAGTTACTTGATAAAATTGTGGCTGGCACTGGTCAAGGTGATCGAAATGTTTGGTTAACTAGATTGATTGGTCAATTGTTTATGGTGGGTGCGGAACCAGAAACTGTTAGGCAACTAGCGTACGTGTTTAACGAAAAGTTTATTGATCCACCACTGCTAGAGAATGATGTTGGAACAATTTATAAATTCCATTTTAAGAAGGGAGGTTAAAACCATTGAATACAGCAACCAATGAGGATACTGATGCATTAATTAAAAAGTATAAGCAAGTCAGGAAGAAACAAATTGAAAGATTGAGAGATGCTGATGATATTAATGAAGGGTTAGAACCCCAGGATATTGATTTTATTGAAGCACCCAGTGTGGCAATTTTAGCAGACCCTGAAGCACTGAACGAATTTAATAAACAGCTTAACCAACAAGTGCCATCATGGTTGCACGTTTATTACAAGGTTGAGGGAAAGAACGACCCCAAGCCAATTCTAAAGGCTTTTGTGAGTGAAATTGCATTAGGCGATAAACTGATTAAGCATGATCATCTAATTAGTTTTCCAATGCTAAAAGAGGGTGCTGTTTACCTTGATATTACCGGGACTTGGCGAATATTTAAGGATAAAGAAGCCGTCGCATACATTGAAACCCGCCTGACACATATTTTAAAGCCGTGGGGCGTTTATAACGATGGCAACATTGTTAGAGTGCGGCGTTACACTCAACGCTTTATGTACCAAGCTAACCGGCGGGACAACCCATTTGACCATGCTAACCCTAATTTAGTTGCCTTTAGAAATGGCACGTTCAATATGGCTACTGGAAAATTAGAACCTAAAAACCCTGAAAACTATTTGCTGAACGGCCATGATTATGACTTAGACGTTAGCGGTAAGGCAACGCCTAACATTAATTTATTACTGCATGACATGGTTGGCAATGCTGACACGTTTTTAAAGGAATATATCGGCTATGGTTTCTACCACAGTTACCGGCCATTTCAAAAAATGGTGTTTCTTAGTGGTAGTGGTGGCGAGGGCAAGTCAGCATTTCTAGTGGACTTACTGGCTCGAACGATTTACGGTGCTGATAATTATGCGGCCGTTCCGCCTGACGAATTAGCTGGCAATAACGCACGTTTTAAGCCAGCACAATTGTATGGTAAGGAAGCTAATATCGTTGCTGATATTCCCAAGGGCTATCTTAGCAATACGGCTGTTTTGAAGAAGCTAAGCGGTGGTGATAGCCTAGACGCAGAATTTAAGGGCATGCAAAACTTTACCTTTATCAACTATGCCAAGATGATTTTCAGCGCGAATGCCTTACCATCTTTCACTGATTCATCTAATGGCATGACGGACCGGCTGGTTCTAATTAAATTCATCAACGGTGACACCCGAACAGACCATAAGGATTTTTGGAAAGATCATGATATGCAACTCGTTAAGGCTGAAAGAAGCGCATTCGTGTACCAGTGCATTAAAGCATTCATGGCCGCCATGCAACGAGGCTCACTGACTGAAACAGACGATATGAAGCTTGCTCGTGACGAATGGGTCAACCTGAATGACCACTTCGGCCAATTCATTGAGGAAGCTTGTGAGATTGATACCAGCAAGGACGAGGGCGATTCTAGTAAGAGTGTAGTTGCTGAATATAAGGCTTTTTGCTTAGAAAACAACTACTCCGATAAGACCACGGCACAGACGATCACCGAAAACCTGAAAGCGTATGGGGTGCAGAGAATTAAGAGCCGTCGAGGGATTGATGATAGTAGTAATATTTGGAGATTTAAAGGTCTTAAACTAACGAAAAGCTATATCACACAATTTTAGGAAACGGAAATGTTCCATGAATTTATAAATTGTTCCAACATCATTCCAATAGTGTTCCTTAAAATTTCTTAGAGCCACAAGGCTTGTTCCATAAGTTCCAACATTTATCACTGTTAGAAATAAAATAATAAAATAATATGAATATATAAAAAATATATACGCATAGGGTAGTAGTGGTTAAAACTTGGAACTTATGGAACAGGGCACTAGTAACGTTGATATGGAGGGGTTATTGATGTTCCATAAATCGGGAAAACATGGAACAGGTATGAAAAAAAGTTGGAACAGAATTTTTTAAAAGGAGATTACAACAATGAAAATCATTAGATTTATAGAATATTACGATGGTCGTGAATTACGAAAAGTCACAACTGGCTTTGATGGTATCGAGAATATTTCCATGAAAGATAGCCACACAGCAATTGTCACTGGTTGGTTATTTAACCACAAAATGAAAGAACAGATTACCAGTAATTATATTAGATACATGGAAACAGAAGTGGAGGATAAATGCCATGAGTAAAGCAAAGGATTATTTAGACAGCAGTCGACTGGCATTATTGGATTGGTTAAAGAATGCGCAGGCCAAACACGTTTGGGAATTTAAATGTCCTGTTTACGAGGATGAAGCCACGTTTAAAGATGTTGATGATCCCAATCTATTCTTTAAGTTAACGTCTAATGAACAAATGGAACTGTTCAACTGGTGCGTGACAGTCATGGTTAAAACCCAAGCAATTAATCGTAATCATACGTCGTATGGAATAAAACATTTATTTGAGAAAGCGCCACTTGGATTTTACGTTACTAATGGTGCATTCAAAGGTGCAATGTTGTTAGCTGGGTTTACGGCTAGTGGTATTGAATCAAATAACTGGAATTTTAATGTTTCTGAAAAGTCCTTTAAATCATATGGAGTTCAGTCCAGTTATATTAGTGATCGGGTTAAATACTTTGTAAGGAGATAGGCCACAATGAAAAAATATAACCTTGCTCGCTTAAATAAACGAGCTGAGTTTGGCACATATACTGAACAAATTAATGAAAATACTGGTATGTCTCAGCAGACGTTTCAACCGAGTTTTAGCTTATGGTTCGGTAATTATACTCAAACGATTCAAGAGCAGCTAACCTTAACTGGTAATAACATTACAGATTCAAAGATGATTGTAATTCGTCACAACGACCAGGTTAATGGCACTTATATTGTTAGGATAGATGAAAGCTTATATAAAGTAAGCAATATTGCCAGCGATGATGGCATTGATTCATTTGATGCGATTACCCTGGTCAAATATGGGAAGTGATTAGATGGCAATTCCTACGCATTATTGTGGTCATCCTGGTTGCCATGAAATAATTCCATACGATGAGCGATATTGTAAAAGACATCGACATACGCGAAATAAGGAAGTGTATCGTGAACGGAATACCAATCCTCATGAAAAGAGGTTTCAACAATTTTACCGTAGTACACCATGGCGGAAATTATCCAGGAGATGGCTCGAAAACCATCCAGTATGCGTTGAGTGTTTAAGGGAAGGCGTAATCCGTAAGGCTGATGTAGTAGATCACGTTGAAGAAATCCGCGATGACTTTTCGAAGCGATTTGATGAAAACAATCTCCAAAGTCTTTGCCATTACCATCATATAATCAAAAGTAAACGTGAACGTGAAAAGAGAATGGCAAATAAAAAATTGACCGGGGGCCATCCGTAAATGGCGAAAGAGCGGTGCCATACCTTCGTTTTTAATAAAAATGCCGTTTTAAACTTACTAAAAATCAGTGATTTTGTTTTATTACCAAAATTTCTTTCATTAAATGTAATATTTTAATCGTTATATTTTGAGGTGGTTGTGGTAGTATATAATTGGATTATTAGTACCTTTTTTAAAATAATGTGTTATAATTTAATAGAATAGAAAAGTTCGATTAAAATTAGCCACTATTGTTTAAAGCAATAGCGGCTTTCTTATACAAAAAAATCGAAAGGAGTGCCTAAATTGCGGCAAGTTAAAGACTTAGAAACGGTTAAATCTCATTTATCCGAAGAAGAAAAATTTCAAAGAAAGGATATGCAGGCATCAATGTTTGCCTATCCTGAACTTAATGTAACGCCACCTGGCTGGTTACATGGATCTGCCATTACTGAATGGAATCGAATTGTCCCGTATCTGAAAGCTAACACGCCTATTAGTGAATTAGACCGATCATTGTTAGCCACGTATTGTGAAGACTATCGATTAATTCAAGCTGCCGAAGCGGACTTAAAGAAGCATGGGATTGTACAAACGGGTAAAACCGGTGTGCGAAAGAAAAATCCCTATGTTGATGTTTTGTCGGCAGCTACCAAAGATATGAAATCATTAGCTAATGATTTAGGCATGAGTATTGGATCGCGGGCTCGAATGGAATTAAACAAGGCTAAAACCAAAGAAACACCTAAAGATAAATTTGAAGAGGCTATGAAATGAATAGAGAAGAATTAAAAAACATGGGGGTTAATGAAATTGATGACGTAGCAGATTTTCTTGCATACAATACAGAAATATTAGACTTAGATGAAGTAAATGGTATGTATTTATCTACCAATTTGATTTATGTTAAACAGGTTTTGCATCATGAAATTACTGTTGGTAAGAAAATCGAGTTGGCTATCAAACGCTTTGTTAGTGATTTAAATCGCTCAATTAATGAAAAAGATTATCCATTTTATTTTGATGGTCATCAGGCCGATAGCGCCATTGAATTTATTGAGTTACTTCCCAAAACTGATGGTTCAAAGCTAGAATTACAACCCTTTCAAAAATGGATTATCGGTGAATTATATGGTTGGCGTGAAAAATCAACTGGTGATCGGCGATATGATAGAGCGTTCATTTCGATGGCTAGAAAGTGCGGCAAGACGTATCTAGCTAGTTGTTTTGCAGCACTTGGATTAATTAAAGAGAAAGTACCAGCGAGGAATCGGCAGGTATTGTTTGTTGCCAATAGCGCGAAGCAGGCACGGTTGGGATATAACATGTTGTCTTCGGAATTTGAACAAGTCAGAAAACAATCACCATATGTGCGAACCCGGGTAAAAGTTCGGCGAAATAAGATTACGGATAACCTCACTGGTTCAACATGCCAAGCATTGTCGGCTAATACAAATACTTTGGAGGGGTATGGTGCCTCTACGGGGATCTTGGACGAGTTCGATCAGGCTAAGACGAGAGCTACTTACACCGCTCTACAAACTGGTCAAACAAATGTGCCAAATTCCTTATTGATGATTATTTCTACATCCGGAGTTAATATTAATTGTCCAATGCATGATGAGTATGAAATGCTGACCGATGTTCTTACTGGTAAAACGAAAGCTGATCGTTACTTCATTGCTATTTGGGAGTTGGATAAACGTGAAGAAGTATTTGACCCCAATAATTGGATTAAGGCCAATCCGTTACTTTGCGAACCGACTGTTAATAAAAGAATGACCACTAAATTAAAGTCTGACTTGGATCTGGCTGTTAAACAAAACAATTTAATTCCATTTTTGAGTAAGTCTATGAATATGTGGGTGCAAGCCTCTGATGATTCCTATATCAGTGCTGATGATTGGAGTAAGGGAAAGCTTAAAAAAATTCCTGATCTGAATAACCGTGATGTATTTATTGGCATTGATTTATCGAAGAGTAACGATCTGACAGCAGTTAGTTGGCTGGTACCAATTGGTAACGGTCAGTTTTATTGTGACAGTCATTCCTGGGTAGGAACCAAGTACGGATTATCAAGCAAGATTAAGCGTGATGGCATCGACTATCGTTCTATGGAACGAGCCGGCGAGTGTTCGATTACCAGATTGGATAGTGGCATTATTGATTACGATGAGGTGTTTGAGTATATCCAAGAACTAGTTGGTAAATATAATTGGAATGTCAAAGCCATCGCTTATGATCCGTACAATTTTACGGCACTTTTAACCAAGTTTGAAAAGGATAATTATCCGCTATTTGAAGTGCGCCAAGGCGCTATTACACTTAATATCCCAACTAGAGATTTTCGCGACAAATTATACGACGGCAAAATTAAGCATAATGGCAACAAGATTCTGGCCTATGCGGTCAATAATGCTATTTTGAAAGTTGTGAATAATGGTTGGCAACTTGATAAAGCCCGTAATAGTAACCGAATTGACCCGATAGCGGCGTTAATCAACGCGTTTGTTGCCGGTAAAGATTATTACCGAGAAAGTGAGGATATCAGTCATGCAAACAGTTATTACGAAAGTGACGACTTTTCTTTCTAGCTACATTCAAACAATTTTATTAATCCTGGGGTTGATGGTTATTATCATTGGCCTGGCTGGTATCTTGGGATTTTATATTGCGCTAATCTTTGCTGGCATTTTCCTGGTCGTTTTAGCGCTTTTAATTAATTACGAAAAAAATAAACAAAAGTGAGGTGATATATATATGAGTTTCTTTGTCAAAACCAACACCACTAATGATGATCCATTTACCGATGCCTTGGTTAGTCTTTCAAGCGATGATCCATATACGTATGTTTCGATTTCAGCGCTGCGTAATAGCGATATTTTTACTGCTATTAATATTATTGCTGGTGATTTAGCCGGCAATCCAGTATTATGCGATACGCCTATTTTTAACACTATGATTAACCAAACTCCTAATTCCAATATGAGTGGTTACAGCCTCAAGTATGCTTTGGCTGCTAATATGCTTTTGAATGGAAATGCGTTTGCTGAAATCCGTGGTCATGACTTAATTTTCATTCCCAATAGTCAAATGACCGTAACACAAGACGATGTGAGTGGCCGGTTAACCTACACTTACTCACCTGATGGTCAAACTAAGCGCGTCATTACGCCTGGTAGCATTCTTCATTTTAAGTATTTCACTAAAGATGGTGTCAGCGGAATTAGTCCGCTGTTTGCTTTAAGAGATGAACAACAAATTCAGTCGGCCAGCAATAAATTATTGACTGGCTTTTTTAATAGTGGCATTCATGGTACGAAAGTTGTTCAAGTTCACAAGGCTGAATTAAGTAAACAGGCAAAAGATAATGTTCGCAAACAGTTTGACGAGGCAACGACTGGTACCAATGCCCTGGGGACTATGGTGATCGATGACAGTATGGATGTTAACAATTTAGAATTAAACACAGATGTATTGAAACTGGTTAATTCTAATGATTGGACAACTCGCCAAATTGCCGAATGTTTTCAGCTTCCAGTTGAGCGGTTGGGAGTTGAAAATGAACATTCTAACCAGGAACAAAGCAATTTACAGTACATCCAGTCTTCATTACAACATTATATGGATTGCATGACTAGTGAATTGAGTTTTAAACTAGGACATCAATTTGCGTATAACACGGATAATTTACTAAGCCTGGATCCCCAAGCGCAGCAAAAACAAGCTGTTAACGGTTTTATTAATGGTGTTTTAACTAGGAATGAAGCCAGGGCTAAGATCGGCTTGAATCCAACTGATGATGGTAATATTTTTGTCAATGTAAATAAAGGAGTTGATAATCGTGCAGAATAAACAACATTTTACGCTAACTGCTCAGCTAAAAGCAGAGCAGCGTGATGCTATTCCAGATGAACCAGAGAATCCGGAAGATAATAAACAGCCAACCACTGCGACCCAAGTAGACGGGAAACCAACTATTTCAGGTTATGCAGTGGTTTTTAACAGTCCTTCATTAAAAATGAGTACCGATGATGGGACTGATTTTGTAGAACTGATTGATCCAAAGGCTTTAGATGGATTAGATCTATCTAAATTAGTGCTTTTGAACAGTCATAATTGGGCACAACCGTTGGCTAGAGCAGATAATGGGACACTGACAACTGAAATTGATGATGTTGGTTTAAAGTTTACTGCTGAATTGGATCCAAGCGTTAGTTATGCGATGGATACCTTCAACAATATTAAAAATGGTGTAATTGGTGGTTGCTCGTTTACGTTTGATTTAGATAATTTTGGCGATTCTTGGACACAGGATACGGCCACTGGCCAAATTACTCGGACAATTAACCATATCGATGATTTATATGAACTAACCACAACAGCAATTCCAAGCTATGGCCAGACTAGTGTTCAACAGGTAATTCAAGTTGAGAGTCGCAGTTATGAACAATTTATTGAAAATTCTAAAGAAAAGAAGGATAACAAAATGACAGAAAAGAAAATTATTGATCCTAACGATCCAGAAAAGAACCATACTACCGAAAAGCCTAAAACCGAAGTACGTTCATTTGAGGATTACATTCGTTCACATGGTGAAATGCGAGACGGTGTAACAACCCAAGGAGCCTCAGCGGTTATTCCTAAGGAATTAATTACACCGGTATTCCAATTAAAGACTTCCCGATACAACTTGGCACAATACGCAACGGTTAAACAAGTTTCATCTGGTTCTGGGACTTATCCAATTGCTACCAGTCAGCAAACCGCAGTGTTGGCCACCAAAGATGAACTAGCCCAAATGGCTGACATTAATGCGAATATGTTTACTAATGTTCCGTTTGACGTTAAAACACGAGCAGGGCAGATTGCTTTATCGAATGAAGTTGTTGAGGATTCTGAAGTTGATATTGTCAGCGAAGTTAAAAACCAATTGCAACAATTGGTTGATAACACGGACAACACGCAGATTATGAGCTTGTTAACGGGAACCAGTTTCACCAAAGCAACGGCTGCCAATATTGATGATCTTAAAAAGATTTTCAATGTGACGTTAGATCCTGCTTTGAGCAAAATGTGGTTAGTGAACCAGTCCGGGTTCAACTACCTTGATACCTTGAAAGATTCCGATGGCCGTTACCTGTTACAACCGAACCCAACGGCACCCAGTGGCTTCACCTTGTTAGGGGCGCCAGTCGTCATGATTAGTGACAAGTTGCTGGCCAACAACGTCGACGGGACGTCCCCAATGATTGCGGGGGACTTATCACAAGCGGTGGCGGTTTTCCGGCGTAACCAAGTAACCGCCCAATGGGACAAGTTCGACCAGTTTAGCCAAGGGCTTTCCGTCATTGTGCGGAACGATTATAAAGTGATTGATAAGACCGCTGCAATCAACGTGGCGTTAAAAACCACGCCTGGTAAATAGGATTTCAAGGGAGTGTTAAGCTCCCTATACATAAATGAAAACCGATAAAGGATGTGATTAATAATGGCTGTTACGGTTAACGACATAAAAAATAGTTTAAGAATCGACGTTACTAACGACGATGATATGATTCAAACATATTTAAATACCGCCACTGACTATGTCATTAATGCGGTGGACAGTTCCAAGAGTGCCGATGATTTTGCTGGTTATGAACAGTTTGATTTTGCAGTTTCTTTACTAACCCAATTCTGGTATTCTAATCGGAATATTGATATGCAAAACACGCCTTATCAGGTAGTTAGCATGATTCAACAACTACGTGGAATAGTTTAAAAAACTATGTAATCTAGTCTAATAAATGATATAATGTAGATGTAGTGAGAGATCACTATACCGGCCGGTTTATCCGTGCAAGATAATTGATTATTGTAGGTCGATTCAATTGCTATCATCTAACACAATTAAGCATCATCAGCTTATTTAAATCCAAATTAAGCACGGGAAACCGTGCTTTTTGTGTACATAGAGATCTTTTGAAAAAATATAGGAAGAAGTAATCATATGCGTGAAGATATTAAACAAATTCGAGATGTACTAAAAGAATACGCAAAGCTAAAAAAAGAGCTGGCTAATTTTAGCCAACTCGCAAGTCCAGCAATGGACAGTGTTTCGTGTCATGTTCATAAAAATGGTGTTGAAAATAGTCTGGTGCATTATACTGACCAGGCTTATAAAGTTAAATAAGCTGAGGATGCCCTCAATTCGATTGATGATCCGCGATACCAATTCATCCTACACGATTACATTATGAATAAGCAATACAGCCGGGTGGAAGCCAGCCGGAAACTGGGGGTTTCTGTGAGGGGATTCAATAAAATTAAGAATCGTGCACTCGAAAGGGTTAAAGAAGAACATAATTAAATTTTAAAATGTTTGTGACTAACTATTTTTTATATGTTAGCATTAAGTAAATAAGATAGTTAGGATGGTTATTATGGATACTAAAGATTACTTTTTTGATTCCATTGATACTCTCATAAGTCATATAGTTAACTTTTTAGATAATCCAACACCACTTAAAGTGCAAAAATCATTATATTTTCTTTGGGCTTTTTATGCGGCAACGTACGGTAATATTGACTATGACGAGGAGACAGATTTTTCAAAACAAGAACAATATCCACGTAGACTATTTAAAGCTAATTTTGAGGCTTGGTCTTATGGACCCGTAATAAACAGTGTGTTTGCAGAATATCATCAAACTAATGGATTTAAAGGTGTTTCAGATGGATACGTCGAATCAGAGATTAGCGATCCAAATGAAAAAGAAGTATGGAGCTTTATTAATGATTTACTAGCCCAAATAAATAAGGTTAACGATTTTGGATTGGTAGAAAGATCTCATCAAGATAGTGCTTGGAAGAATGCTTACAAAGAAGGCCAGAGGCATTGTCAAATGAATAATGAGGATATAAAGAGGGACTATATGAACTATGTCAACGAACAGTCCAAGATTTAATACCAAACTGATAACAAAAGTTACTAAACCCAGTATTTCATCTGGTCTATCATTGATTAATGGTCCAGCAAATGTTTTGAATGCTCACAATGCGCAAGCCAGAGTTTTGTTTTTACAAACATGTAAAAAGAGTGTGAGGTTACCTCATGTTTCATTTTCAAATTATGTACCAAAGAGATTTTTTCTTCATGATTCATCATTAGAAACTAATTTATGTACATTATGTAAAAATCCTAATATATTGCAATGTGATTTAACATCGATTGCATTTAACCGTGAAAATAGTGATCGAATTAAAAATATCATGGATAAGATACTTGGTGAAGATAAAGTGAACGAATATTTAGACGTGGTGTATGAAACATATATCAATTGTGATGATACACTAGATCAACGTGGACAATTCAGAGTATTTCTTATTTATGCAATTAATAATCCGGGTGATGTTGAGAATGAAGAAAATTGGTTAGTGGCCTTTTTAATCGATCCATTTCACTTGGTTTGTCCTGTTGGATATCATAATATAAGTAAGAAAGAATCCATGAGGAAAAAGTACAATCAAATTAAAGGTTATAATGAGGATTTAGGAACCGTATTTAAAAAAGAATTTAAAAATATAGATTTTAAGGAATTAAACATAATATAAAAACTGCTAGCCAAAATGGCTAACAGTCACTGCCCCGCCAGTACAATTAATTATGTGCGGCATTTCTGCGGCATTATTATTCAAGATAAGTGAAATCTTGAATACATATTCCAAGAAGAATGCTGTTATATCAATCTTTTATAAAACTGTGTGAATGTATAAGAACTGCCATTTAGTCCTCGGGGGACGCATAGGTGCAGTAAACCGAGTTTAACAAGGAAAGTCGCTGAGAGATCAGCGGCTTTTTGCTGACCACTTAAGGCTTTTGATTCAATCGGGTGATCGCTTATTTGTAGTCATAAGAACTATCTTATTAGAAACTGCGAGGAGAGATTAAATTGAAGCTTAATACAAAGCAAACAGAAGAGTCGGCGATTAATATTCTAAAAGCTCGATTGGCTAGATTACACGTTGACACTGGTTTTAATGTTAATGATAAAACTCCAATAAGTGATGGATTTATTGCTTTATATACATCTAGCATGGGAAAAGAATTTAAAAAATCCGACTTTTTTGGGAAAATTGAAGTACAGATAAAAGGGACGCGTAATCAAAAAAATAAGAAATCTAAAAAATTTCCATTAACTACGGTTGGTTTAAATTCAATAAAAAGAAATGGTGGCTTGTTATTTTTTGTTGTTTATTTGAATGATGATGGTGTAACAGGAGATATTTGTTTTAGAGAATTATCACCACTCTTGATTGATAGGTATTTGAAAAACATGCATGGTAAGCAAAAAAAGTTATTTCAGTTTCTACCATTCCCAGAAGATGACAATGAAGCAAATAATTTATTGCTGAGGTCGTTGACTCAAATTAGTGACCAACAACCATTAGTTTTGTGGAATAAAGATGAAAATCCAAAACAAATGGATTCTGGTTCGATTGGAATTAAAGTTTTCTCAAATGAGAGTCTCGAAGAAACATTACGCACCACTGATGTTGTTCTTTATAAAAATGTTGATAATATGCATGTACCAGTGGGAGTTGTATCACCAGAAAAAATTGAGATATTTCATTCTAAAAAAGTGTCTGTACAATTTCCCGGGCAGAAACAAGCTATCATTTCTAAATTAGAAGTTTACGATGACAAACTGATTCTTAGGGTGGGCAACTCCGGGTGTATCAAACTTATTTTTATTAAAGATTCCAATGTTGTTCATCTTGATTTAAAGGATGCTCCGAACTTAGATGAACAACTAAACAATGTAATAATGGTTTTAAAGCTTTTGAATAGTGACTCCTTTTTAATTGATGATAAAGAGGTATCATTTGAGTCTAATTCCAAGCATTCGAATAACCAATTTGAAGCGAGACTGAAAAAAATTTATCAATCTTTACAAACTATTTCTGGATTTGAAGACTCAACACATATTCCATACTATGAGATAGAACATCAGGGTACTGAAGAGGAAAAAAGTCGACTTTTTAATTTGTTCCGTGGCTATTTAAACGGTAATGAAATTCAACGGGCTGGCCTTTATAAAAGTCAGTTTTTTGGCAAAGATTATTATATTGTTGTATCGCCAGGAAATCCAAAGCATAGATTTGTATTTCAAAGTTTGTTTCAGAAGAGCACGGCAGCTTTTTTGAATGTAGAGTATAAAAGAAAGGGCAGTTTCTTTATAAATCCTTATACTTATGCAGATCAAAACATTCCTTTAGTGGGGGATTTTAATGGCCAATTAATTATTGACTGGTACAAAACTCATGGCTTTCATTCAAAAAGGGAAGTGGAATTTGCCGACAGCTATTGTATCAAGTTAATTTTTGCATTCGATAGAACTCATCGTAAAACTTTTTTAAATACGTCCATCTCTTGCTATAAATTAATTCTTCAGTCTAAGTATAGCGATAGTTTAGTATGGTTAAATTATGTACAAACTCTTTTTAGAAAAAATTGTAAGTTGCCTGGTGATATTCAGTCTAAATTATTTGGACTGATAGGAAGTAAGTATTCTGAGGAAAAATTTGGAGCAGGTGTTCTCCTTCAATATTCCAACGACGATTTGCTACAATTATGGAACGATATCCCATCAAAGGAACAACAGACATTATTAAGTTACCCAATAACGAATCTTTTGGATCCATCCTTACGTAAGCAGTTATAAAGTAGCATGTTTAGTTTCCCCCTGATTGTAAGGCTAATATTAGTGAGATGATGGTGCTTTGTGTTATGTATTATTCTGTAATTACATGAAGTTTTCAGTTGATTTAATATCGGAATGTTGGTTAATAATATTGAGATGTATTGAACTTATTGAGGAGATAATGTTCAAATACGTAAACTAAAGACTTTAAGAGATGTCTTTGAAAATATTGTAAAAGGAAGTTTACTTTTAATGAAAAAAACTGTTTAGTCACTTCTGAAACAGCTTCTGGTAAGAAAAAGCCAGTTAGAGATCTAACTGACTGATCTAACAAATTTGCCTGTATTTTTAAGTCATAACGAGTTCTTGAAAGTTGGTTCAAAACACAAGATTTATACTGACTATCCAT